AGCAGGAGTGCGCGCAGTTTTCGCCGATTTTTAAAACATAATTTAATGCAAGCTGAACGGCGTTCAATTACATGCACATTAAAACCGCTCCAGAAATAACCGAGGTAACGACAACCGCCGAATGCTTGGCGGTGCTGTTCGGCGTCAATCGCGCATCGGTTTACAAGTGGCGCAAAGAACAGAATCTACCGTTTGAATCCCGCAATACTTACAACTTAGTCGATGCTATGCAGTGGTTTATCATGCACAAGCTTGACGGTGGCGGCGCTGAAACGCTTAAGGAGCAGCGTCATTTACTGCTTGAACAGCAGACCGAAACGGCGGAATTAAAAAACAAGATACTGCGCGGTGAGCTGATATCGGCGAACCATTTTAAAAACACGGTGCTAGAGTTAGGCGCGATGATTGTGGAGGTGCTAGAAATTGCTCCATCCTGGTGTGAGGACAACGAAGGCCGCGCGGAGATTAGATCACGGGCCGCTGATCACAGACGCCATATCGAGCGAAGAATCCGCGATCTGGCAGGCGCTAAACCTGGCGGCGGACATGATAGCGCCACCACCAAAGCGCAACGCGGCGCAGTGGGCAGACAGCCATCGGGTACTGCCTGAAGGGTCTGACACTTCCGGTGCCTGGCGCACGCCGGCAGAGTGGCGGGAGATATACGCGGCGGCGGGCTTAACCGAGGACTGGTACAAATACCGCTATGTGGTGCTGCCTTGTCCAAGTCAATCCGGTAAAACTGAATTCCTGTTCAATGTCATCGGTCACAGGCTCGACGATGGGCCGCGCTATCCGGTGTTGTACATCGGGCCGACCGAGGATTTAACTAAAGACCTGGTACGAGACCGCGTGCGTAAGTTCGTTGATTCAACGCCGTCGCTTTACGATCGCATGGCCAAGGGTCAGGCCGACGCAGTGCTGCAAAAGAAAATCAACGGAATTCCCTGGTCATTCGGGTGGGCCGGGTCTGCCGCGCAACTGGCATCGAGGCCGGTGGGCCTGGTCGCCATTGATGAGTTGGACCGGATGCCGCTGGATGTCGGGGCCGAGGGGTCGCCGTTCGAGCTGGCCGACGCCAGAACGAAGCGATACCAGAACGCAAAGGTGCTTGTCGTGTCGTCGCCTACGATCTGGGGCGCATCCCCGATCTGGGATAGGTTCGAGCTGGGCACCATGCATATGTGGACCTGGCGTTGTCTTAGTTGCGGTGGGCCGTTCGTTCCTGAAATGAAATTCCTGGTTTGGGATGATAACTCCGGGCCTGACGATGCCCGCGCTTCTGCGCGCCTGGAGTGTCCGCACTGCGGCCACAGGCATGAAAACCACGACAAGAAGGCATTGAACCAGAGTGGTGAATACATACGCTATCGCCTGCTACGCGAGGCCGAGCGGGTGAAGTATGCGGTACTCGACCGTTACGTGATAGATGAGGATCCACAGGACCGGCTGACCGCATCGTTTTGGTTTTCCGGTCTGGTGCCGCAGTGGACCGCGTGGGGGCTGCTGGCGTACAAGCTGGCCGCAGCCAAGGAGCGGGCCGATCCGAATATCATTCAGTCGGTTGTCAATACCTGGTTTGGGGAGCCGTTTATCGAGCGCGGAGAAGCGCCTGACTTGTCCGAAGTGCTGGCGAACGTCCAGGATTATCAACCGCGCACTATCCCGGCGGGCGTGCAAGTCATCACTTGCGGCGTGGACGTGCAGAAAAACGGCTTGTATTACCTGGTGCGGGGCTGGGGCTACAATGAGGAATCTTGGCTGCTGGACTATGGTTATCTGGCCGGTGAAACGGTGTTCGATTCGGTCTGGCTGCGCCTGGCCGATTACATGCGCTCCGGGATTGGCACGCATAAAATACACATGACGCTGATCGACTCAGGCTATCGACCGCAGTTTGACGACCGACCGAGGCCGGACCATGTGGTTTATTCATTCTGCCGACGCTATGACGGCGGGAACTGCTTTCCGGCAAAAGGCCGGGAATCGATGGACGTTCCGGTAAGACCGCGCTTGATCGACTACAGCTTTGGCGGTGTCCTGGTCCGTGGCGGTGTCCGGCTGTTCCTGTGCGACGTTTCGGCAATCAAACGGTGGTTGCATTCGCGTTTGACCTGGCCGGCAGATCAGCCGGGCCGGTTCAATCTGCACGCAAAGACCGAAATCAGCTACGCCGACCAGATTCTGTCGGAGGAGGAAATCAGGGAACCCAGCGGCAAGCTGAAATGGGTCAGGGTCAACCGGGAAAACCATTACCTTGACTGCGAGGTTTACGCCAGAGCAGCGGCAATCTATCTGCGCGTGGGAGACCTGGCAGAGCAGCCGAAACATACAGAAAGTCGCCCTCAAGGCGACAAACCGCAACCTCCACCAAAATTTCAGCGTAGAAGTTTGTTTTAAAACGCGCTATAACCGCGCGTATGACCGGGATCACACTTGCCGAAGCACAGGCTCACCTATCCGCAGCACAGGCCGCGCTGACCAAGGCGCGCACGGCACAAAGCTATTCCATCGGGGACCGGCAGGTTAACCGGGCGCTGCTGGATAAGCTGCAAAACGATGTTTTCATGTGGTCGCGGCAGGTGCGCGAACTATCGCTATCCGCTCAGGGTGTCACTAATCCGGGTTACATGGTGCCAAAATGGGATTGATGAACCGCATTAAGGGACTGTTCCGGCGAGGTAAAACGACCGTTGAACGGCTGTATCAGGCGGCTTCACCAGATCATTTACGACCAAGGCGCGGCGGTATCCACAGCGGCAACGCGATCATGGATATCACACAGGACAAGCTGCGCAATCTGGCGCGCTACCTGGATGAAAACCATGACCTGGTTGTTGGTGTCCTGGATGACCTGATAAACAACACTATCGGCGACGGGCGGCAACCTATCCCGATGGTACGCAAGAAAAACGGCGATCTGGCCGACGATGTAAACAAGAATCTGACGGAGCTTTACCAGGAGTGGGCCGAAAGGCCGGATGTAACGCAGCAGTATGGCATTGCCGAGCTTGAACGCCTGGCGGCGCGTTCGGTCTATCGTGATGGCGAGGTATTCGGCAAGTTTATCCGCGATCCACGCTATGGATTCCCCAGTAAAACCAAGTTGGCCATCGAGGCGCTTGAAGCTGATCACTGCCCGTTCGAGATGAATGAAAGCGGCAATGGGATTATCCACGGTATCCAGATGGACGGCTACCGCAGACCTATTGCGTATCACTTCTATGATGAACACCCGGGCGATTTGCACTTAACGCGTGGGCGGCTGCTGGGTAAGACCAGGCGCATACCGGCGGAACGGGTGCTGCATTGGCGCTTTGTTCGCCGGCTTAATCAGATTCGAGGCGTTCCTATCCTTCACGCGGTATTGAACCGGCTGCGGGATGTAATGGACTACGAAGAGTCGGAACGTATAGCCGCGCGCATGGCCGCAGAGCTGACCGGCTTCATCAAGCGCAATGGGGAGTTTCAGGGAACCGTTGACGCTTCAAACCGCGTGCTGCAAATGCAGTCCGGCGCGTTTTTCGAACTGATGGTTGGCGAGGATGTAGGTACCATCAAAAGCGACAGACCTAACAGCGGGCTTGCAGACTTTCGGGCGGCCATGCTGCGGGCGGTATCGGCGGGAACCGGGACCAGGTACAGCGCAATCGCGCGCGACTTCAACGGGACATATTCGAGCCAGCGGCAAGAGCTGGTAGAAGCGGCGGTCAACTATCGCGCGCTGTTCCGGGTCACTGTTAACCGCTGGCATATTCCGATATGGCGTGAATTCGTTGAAGCTTCGCCGAACGTGTTTAACGGCCAGGTTGATTTTTCGACTGCATACCGGGTTGAATACCGACCGCCGGTCATTCCATGGATCGACATGGAGAAAGAGGCGAAAGCCTGGAAAATCCTGCTCGATTCAAAGATCGAGTCCCATATTGAGGTAATGCGCGCGCGGGGCCGGGATCCGGTCAAGGTCATGGAGGAATTGAAGCGGGAAGCCGAGGAAAGTTTGTTTATTCCTCCGGCGCCTATCATGAACGAAGCAATACAAGACGACATAGAAGAGGTTTCAGCAAATGGCCGTTAATCCGATTACAGGGCAGAGTTATACAAACGGCGCTGAAGATGCTTATCTTTCAACGTTAATATCCGGCGAACGCAACCCGGACAGCGCAACCAATAGCTATCTGGTGGTCAAGCCGGAAGCGAACGCAACGCGGGCGGATATCGGAACGACCGAAACGCTGATTACCGCTGCCCCTGCTCACCTATTGGGGGTTATCCCGAACGACGCCAATACCGGCTATCTGGACATAATCGACGCTGCTGCAACCGCATCCGGTAATACGCCGGTGTTCCGTGTCAACCTAGGAGACGGCGGCGCGGCTGGTGTTGCTATGCTGACCGGGATAGCAGCGCGATTTGAAAACGGCATTTGCGTTGACGGCGAAGACGTAGCTTGTGATGTAACGATCTTGTGGAGGCCGATATAATGAGTCGGGCCGTCGTTGCTAGTTCGTATGGGAAAAACACACTGATATTTCAGTACCAGGAAACCGGTAGGATAACGAATATCGTTCCAGCCACAGCAACGATGTCAGTTTCAACCCGCGACTCAAACGTGGTGGCCGGAAACAAGGTTCTCGATGTGGCGTTTATCGCCACAGGTTATGATGACGCCGAGATTACAATGACGGCGAGCGAACTGGCGACAATAAATGGTCAGAGCGACTTAGTCGCGACGATCTATATTCCATCCGATTATTCCTTGCACGCATCCAATATTAATTTCGGATTCATGGTATACGACGGAGCATGGAAAACCGCGCTGAAATCTCTGTATGCTGGGCATGGCACGCCGTATACGGGATTTCAAAAGATTCGAATCAAACCGTCTGATTTTTCATCCGCTGTCAACTGGTCTGCCGCAACCAAAATACGGGTGAGAATGCAGGCTCCATCAGGAATGACGCTGGGACTTGATGCTATTGAGGTATACGGACATACCCCAGCTACATGTCGGGTAATGATGGACGATGGTTACGCGGATACGATAACGTATGGATTGCCTGTCTGGACCGATTTGAATATCCCGGTAACGTACAACATCATTACGTCGTTGATCGGTACCAGTTCATACGCGACAAAGGCCTCACTGTTGGAGCTAGACGATCTTGTACTGATAGGAAATCATTCGAGTACCGCGAGTCAATCCGGAGGGGACGATCTGGCAAACGTGGCAACGGTTTTGGGTAGTAGCGCCGGGTTTATCCTGGACACGGCATTTGCGGCAGAGGTGCTGGCCGCGCGAGATTGGATGGTATCGAACGGTTTCGAGAAAGGGGCGCATTATCATGCTTTGCCAGGCGGGTACAGCGATGATATCTCTTATGCCGCGCTGGTGGCAGAAGGGTTTCGGATGACGCGTGGCCCGCGTTCGTTGAACTGGACAATCAATCCATCCCAAACAGCCGGACGATTCGATCCTCAGATTCTGCGTGGGGATATGAATAGCGACGACAAACGTTATAGCCGTGGAACACAAATTGGACTTGACGGTGCAGCAACGTCCGCAGCGGCGATTGCCGCAATAGATGCGGCTGTGCTGGCAAAGGAGCATTTCATCATTTTGTCACATCAGTATGCTGCATCGGGACTCGGCTCCCATCCCTCCCCCCCAACGACTAGCGCTGTAGTGGCCGCTGAAGTGGCGGCGCATTTGAAAACAAAGATTAATCAGGGGCTGGTAAGGGTATATGACGCGAAGCAGTGGGATGAAACGTTTATCGGTATAGATGAGGTAACGCCGTATGCCGGGCATCTGGGATACCGAATCGACACATCGGGGAGGATAGCGGTATAACAATGGACAAATTCGAACACACAATAGAACTACAGCGCCTGGCAAGTACCGATCAATCGGTCAGGTATTCGGCGGTGCTGTCAACCGAAACGCCGGTCAAGCGCGGCTATGCGACCGAGATCCTGGAACACTCTGCCGACTCCATCGATATGACCAGGGCAAAGCGCGGACTGCCTTTGCTTGTCAATCACAACATGGAGGCGCTGATCGGGCGTGTGTCTGACATCAAACTGGATGGTAAGAAACTGCGCGGGCTGGTCGAGTTTGATACTCAGGATCCAGACGGCGCGAAGTGGGCCGAGAAAGTAAACCGTGGTTTTGCCGGCGATATCTCAATATCCGGCGAGGTCATGGACATGGTGCGCGAAGAAGATAATAACGGCAACGTTACCTATCGCGTGAAGAAATGGACACCTATCGAGGTGTCAATGGCATCCGTCGCGTCTGACCCCGCAGCGGGTATAAACCGAAGCTATAAAGAGGTAAAAAAAATGGACATCGAAAACGGCAACGGTGACGGCGGCAACGTTGTCACTTTCGAGCGTGGCGTTAACAAGGGCAAGGGCGACGGCGTAGCAGCCGAACGCCAGCGCGTTGACGAAATCATGGCGTACTTTGAAACGCGCAAGCTGAAAACCAAAGAGGCGGGCGACTTGATGCGCCGTTGTATTGCCGATGGCTTTTCAGTCGAGCGGGCCGCGATGCTTTATGCAGACCTGGCAGAGCAGGGCGTAACCGAACAAGGCCAGCCGATTGAACAGCCGGTCACGGTATCGCGTGCAGTGCCACAGCAGCCCTACGGCGGGCGGCGTGTAGATGTGACGCTGGGCCGGGATGAATGGGACGGCTGGAGCGAGAACGTGCGGGATAGTCTCCTGCTGCGCACAGGCTTTGTGCGCAACGTCGAGGAACGGCGCAAGCTCCAGGCTAATGTCGAATTTGCGCATGTACCGCTTTCGGATATCGCGCGCGATTATCTGCGGCGAACCGGCGTATCACTGCGCGGCATGACACCGAAGGATATTGTCGGTCAGGCGCTGATTCAGCGTAACATTGGCGTCGGTCAAACCGCTTCCGACTTTACCAGTATCCTTGCGAACGTGGCCGAGAAAGCGGCGGGCGTGGGGTACGATGAAGCAGCCGAGACCTGGCGCATGTGGTGCCGTATCGGTTCGGTGTCTGACTTCAAGCAGGGCAAGCGGGTCAATCTGTCCGCATTCTCTAACCTGGATGAAGTGCCTGACGGCGGCAATTACAAGGTCGGCAAGTTCTCCGATGTTGGCGAGCCGATCCAGGCCAAGGAGTACGCCAAAAACTTCGTTATCAGCCGGCAGGCGCTGATCAATGACGATACCGACGCATTCTCCAGAATCCCGGAAGCAATGGGACGAGCTGCGGCGCGCAAGGTTGGTGACGTGGTTTACATCACTACGCTGAAAGGCGCGGCTGGTGTCGGGCCTACGCTGTCACAGGATGCAACGGCGCTGTTTGATGCATCGACACATGCCAATTATGTGACCTCCGGCGCTGCGCCGAGCATCGACACGCTGAACGCGGGCTTTGTGGCAATGGCAACCCAGACCGAGCCGAGCGGCCAGACTATCAACGTCGAGCCGGCTTACCTGATCGTGCCGAAGGCGTTGCAGACTACCGCGCTGGTGCTGGCCAATTCGATCAACGCGCCTGAAGGCGGGCGGCAGCATACGACCGCGGACGATACGCGCGGACCGTCGGCGGCTAACCCGTTCTACAAGCGATTGACGGTGGTCGCTGATTCCAGGCTGGACAATTCCGCTTTCAAGGGTGCAACCGGCTGGTACTTGGCCGCAGCGCCAAACCAGGCTGATACAATCGAGGTGGCATTCCTGCAAGGTGCGGAGACTCCAACAATCCGGCAGGAGGAACAGATCAGCCGAAGCGGTGTGACCTATCTGGTCCGGCTTGACTTTGCGGTGGCTGCGCTCGACTATCGTGGCCTGTACTACAACGACGGCGATTGATAGCAAAGGCTGAAACTGTAATTTATTGAGGATTTAGAAAATGGCTAACAGAGCAAATGATACTTACAGCTTCCCGGCGCTGGATGTTTCCAAGGTCGCGGGAGCAGATAAAACAGTGGGCACTGTCGATGCCGTGACCGGTGGCGGTGTCGTGTTGTGGCTGTCAACGACAGCAAGCGGCGATACCGGCACGGTGCGCGTATTCGGGCCGGCTAACCTATTGGTGGCGACTGGCGTCGCAATTGATTGTGGTGATCTGGTTTACTGGAACGCTTCGACCGGGGTAACGGTAACAAATACCGATACCCCGCTTGGGCTTTCGCTGGCTGATAAAGCAGCCGGGGCCGGATTAACCGAGGCGCAGGTTCTGATTAACGCTTTCGAGAGTTAATCCGAATGACGTTGTTGACTGACATCACGGCGGACCTGGAGCCGGTATTCTACGATACCGACGCCGGGTTCGCTGAGGTTGTCAGTTTGGCAACAGGCACGATCAACGGGATATTCGACAACGACTATCTGCTGATCGACAACAGCGGATCAATCGGGGTTGAGGGATCGACGCCGGCATTACGCACATTGGACGCTGACGCGCAAGCGGTAGGCGCTACGGTGACGATCAGGACGGTGGGCTATACGGTGGTTGAGGTGCAGCCGAACGGCTTGGGTGAGACCATTCACAGGCTGCGGGAGACCTGATGCACGTTCGGCGGCAGATACGCGCGGCGGTTGTCTCGCGTGTAACGGGGCTGACCACGACAGCCGCGCGGGTGTTCAAGTCGCGGGTCTATCCGTTGACCGATGCCGAAATGCCCGGGCTATGCGTTTACGCCAGATCGGATCAGCCGAACTATGAAAGTTCAAGCTTGCAGTCTATTGTTTGGCATGAACTGGAATTGATTATCGAGGGCTACGTAAAAGGTTCTGACGATGACACGCTCGACACGATAGCGGAAGAGGTGGAAACCGCG